TGAATTGCCTATCCAAAAAATGATAAATCATAAATAACGCTCCCTTATCTCAAGATTGCCTGTGAAAGTTCCATCAGATATTGCTACAACTTCCGTGGCTCCTTTTTGCGCATTGAATATTTGACTACCTCCTAGAACTCGATAACTGTCATCACGCATACCATTGATATATACACGATTACTTAATCCGTCTACAAACAAAGTATCTCCTTCATAGAAAGTTTTTGGAATTGGTTGGTCACTTAAACCATTCAACTTTGTAATAGTTGTATGTGTCAAAGCCATATCCATAGCTCGGTCATTCTTCCATTGAGAAAAAAACGCTTGTATAGAATTTGCTGATAGCATAGCAACAGTTGCGTTGGACCAGTTCTTAGTAACTGACCAAGATTCTTTCCATGTTCCATTAACGTCTAGCAGCCTTGCTAAATGAAATGTAAACTTATTGTTTTCTTTAGTCATTTTCAAACTGCCAAAAAAACCACCATTCTTAGTTAAAACAGACGATGGTAATTTGCCTTCGAAGAATCGATAATCCCCTACAAAGAAACTGTATTTTACTTCATCAGCTTTCATGTTATTATCTTTAATTTCAAACCCCATAACAAAGTTTCCGTCGGCATCCATATAGTTTATTTCCATTAATCCTTGGCAAGATGCTCTTTGGGAACCAGATCCAGTAGGTTTGAATTGCAATCTATGAAGGACGTCAAAATTACCCAAATCCGAGTTTAATAATCTAGTTAAAGTTGGTCCATGCCAATATCCCGGCTTAGAAACATCTATACTCCCAAAACTCGAAGGATATACTGAAGATTGACTGGCATCGAACTTCAATGTTCCCATAATTTTAGAAGTGTTATCTCCACTATCCGGAAATCTCCATCGTGGTCTTCCAACATTTGTTGACCAACCCGAACTGCTCCCCATCCCATCATTTAAAACTTTTTCAGACGTTATAACATCTTCATCATCTTCAGAGAAAGATGTCCCTAATTGAATTATGTTATCAGATGATACAAAGCCGATTGAATTAGCATCGCTAGTAAATGTGACATTGATATCTATCGGCGTCTTGTATGTTCCATCATTTTGGATATTAGTTAACACTCCTTCGCCAGTAGTTATTAAGGGAAATTTTTTTGAATCAATAGCATGCGCTACTCCATCTTCACATAAAAACTTC